TTTATGCTCGCGCGGATTAGTATGTTAGTTACTGACTTTTTTGATTCCATATATGGTTCACTAGATGCATTTTCTAATGCACTAGTGATTCCGGAAGGTTCTTCTATAGAGGTAACCCCGATCATCCTTTTAACTACGTTTTACAGATTTTTCGTTGATAAAATCTACCCCTTACATAGCGGCGTCAGTTGCCGCTTTACCAATTTCTGACACGAAATTCTGTATGGTGGGATTTATTTCCTATTGTATAGTTGTTGTTATTACTTGTATAAGTATTAATTTCATTTTCACTACTTTGTGTTGGTATTTGATGAATCACTGATTAGAGATTCGACCAGTCGACCATTAATTTGGTTATGACGGTTTCTCATTTATATTATATTACATCTTTTACTGTATCATTGTAAAGATCATGTGGCGATCCCCTTGATTAGTGTCTATGACGTTAATATTTATTGTAGTTTCGATAAATGAGTGTTATGAGCGCTGTGGTGATATTTTTCCCTTGAGAAGGAAACACCCAGTTCAGATCACAATATAGCTGCAGTATCAGCTTGCCGAGAGGCGGTAATTACTATATTTAGTTCCTACATTCGCTGACAAGTGAATGGGGTTAGGAAGATGGCTAGAGTACACACCTCATGCGAGTAAAGTGTACAAATTTCACAAAACAATCTTCAGCCATCGCGTTAAGACACGCTTTGGTCCAAAATTAAAGTCTTACTTTTAATTCTTTTCTTAACGGTTTGATGCCCCTAAGCATTATCTTTTTATATTTGTTGTGTATAGTTTTCGTAATCCTATTTCTCTGCTTGAGAGATATGTATTATCGATATCTATTTTGTAAACATGTTTTGCCTCATTTCAGACCGCAAGCCGATTCTTACAAATCTGCCTGTGCTGATAAATTTGCAAAAAATGTTGAAGCCAAGAAGCGCGAATTACAAAAACGTGCTCTTGCAAAAATGTCCAAAAATGAAAAACAAAAATATGCGAAAGCATTGCGAAAGTTTAAACCCCAAGTTGGGGTGCTTTCACCTTTATATCTGAAATTGTCTTCTCATGTTACCGAGAAGTTATCTGATCAGATGTTAGATAAAGTTGAAGGTCTTATCGCTCTGTATTTTGCATTGGCTGAATGCGTTTCCAAGAAGCAATTCATAAGTGTTGCAGTATTGTATGCCAAGACCCATTGTTCGCGGTCTTTGGTAGGTTACATATCTGTTATTGCTGATGATTTGTTTAAAGATATGACCCCTCAAGGTAGTAAAACACCTGAGTGGTTAAATCTTATGACAACTAGTTTGACTAATTGGAAACTTGTATGTTGTAATCCTGGTTTTAAGAAAGTATCTCGAGTTTTATCAATGATGGTAACTCTAGGTATTTTTACAAAAGACCTGTCTTGCAATGTTAAAGGCGTTGAAATATTCGCCATTGGTGCAATGGAAAAGCAGTTGACAGCGGTCGATCTAATCGATGCTGTTATTGAAACTGTTGTTTTCTTTGCTGAGGGCGCATATAGGTGTTTTGATGAAGGTTCTTTTAATCCTTTATTGTATAACACCTCAGCCATGGCCAAGACCGAAAAACGATATGTCGAGATGCTCTCCTTGTGGGAGTATGCTCGTAATGGTAATTTAAGTCGATTTGCTTCTATTTCTGAATCCGAGTTTGATGCTAATTTAGCAAAACTCGTACGGGATTTGGAGGAGATGTACAAACAGGCTTCACCAGGCATCGAGAAA